GCAATCGCACGGCATCAGACTGCCGTCCCATTCGGCCAACGGGTGCAGCCCGCCATCCGCCGCGCGCACAAACGCACACGCGTTGTACGGCGCGCCGCGCATAAACGCCAACGCCCCGACGACGCCCGCGTGTTCGTGGCTCAATAATTTTTCAAACGTCTCGACCGGATGCAGGTGATCGCAGTCCAACATAATCAACGCATCCTGCGGGTCCGTCGCTTCCGTCAAAAATTTTTGCGTAATCATGTTGCGCGCGAAATCCGTGCGCGCATACCCCAACGTGATACGCGTAAAACCAAGATAACCCGCCCGCATTCCCAATGTCACCAACGCACTCGCACCTTCCTGCGGAATGCTTCGTTCTGCCAGATACGCCCACCAAACTTTTGCCATAATCTGATGTGGGCGAGCGACGAACGCGCCGCTCGCCCGTTTCCCTTCTACGCGGTGCGTTTCGGTGCAATGCCGACGGCGCTGACATTCACGGACCCTGCCGCATTCACGGTGAGTTCCGCTCGAATATAGCGCGCATCATTGCGAAAATTCAATTCGGTCAAGCCGTTCGTGGTCACGACGGCGCTCGACGTGCCGGTCGCGGGCGCCGTGAAGGTGCCGTTGGTGGTGGCGCATTCCGTCACCGCCACGGTGGCCGTGGTGATCGTGGTTAAGCCCGAAACGAAAAAGACCGCTTTCATTTCGCGCTTTTCCGTCGAGGCGTACGTCGCCATGTCCGCCGCGCTGCCCTGCGTGCTCGTGGTCGCAGCGCTCAGATTCATCAAACTGACTGCCCCTAATCCTCTGGAGTTCATTTTGTCTTTTCGAGACAGGTGTCATCACAACAACAAATGAAACCTGTCTCGTTTTGCATCGCCGGTGTCCTCGTTTTCCGGTTAGCTGTTGTTCGATTTGAGCAACTTCAATTTCCAGTACTCGACCAATTGCCCGCCCAGGCGCATGCGCGCATAGACAACCACTTCGTCGCGCAGCGCTTTGAGTTCGCGCAGCACTTCAATCGAAATGCCCACGCGCTGCGGCATGTAGTAGCCGGTCAGGTCGCCGAACGCGACGGGATAATACGTTGCGCCGACTGCGGGCATGAATTGGTCTTTGACAATCGGATAGCCGAGCAGGGTGGGCGGGTAACCATTCACCCACGACTGAAACGCGCCATCGGTTTGCTGCCACAACGGGCGCTTGTTGGAATCCACCAGACCGCGGATTGCCGCAAACGATGCTTTGTTCGCGTACCACTTTGCGCCGTTTTCATACTGCGGAGGCAGTGCCGCTTCCGTGCCAATCAAGCCGGTGGTCGAATCTTCCGAACCACTGGCGCCCTGCCACGAAAGTTTTGCCGACACGCCCGAAAGCACGGCCATACCGCCGCTTGCCGTTGCCGTGGTCGCCAACGAGTGATTGAGAAAACCTTGCGGTTGTCCCGCACCCGTGCCATTGATGAGGGCATTGTTCACAAACAGCGGAATGTTTTCGCCGAGTTTGGCGCTGATGTAACCGAGAATATCAAACTGCGCGTCTTCCAACAACGCGCGCGTCAAAATCACGGCTGCCGTCAGCGTGTTGATCGGAATGCGTTCCTGCCCCGCGACGGGATTGGTCGCTTCCGAAATGTCGCTCGACGGCGCTTCGGCGGTCCAGGACGGCTGCACGCCCGTCGAATACAAATCATCGGTGGTGTAGTTCACTTTCGGAAACACCACCATGTCGCTGCCGGTCGAGAACTTGTAGACATTGTTCATCACGCCCGGCACGGTCGCCATTTTTTGCACGACCTGATTGCGCACATCCGGCGGCACCCAGAATCCGCCCGCAGTGTCCTGGCCTTCTTGCAGCACTTTCATGTGCTCGGCTTTCATCGCGCGTTCCCAACCGTGGCGCGACAAACCCTGCGCGCGAATCATCGCGTTGTACGCGTCCTTGTACGCGCCGCTCATCAACACTTTCAATTTCTTTGCGCCGAGCGTTTTCATTTCCTCGGGCAAATTTTCATTGACGGTCAATTCGCCGCGGTCTTCCGTCACGCCTGCAATGTCGCCTTCCATCGGCCCGGCGCTCCGGTAACTGTCGAGCACCGCGCTGCCGCTGGACTGCGCCGCCCACGCTTTCGTTTCGTCGAAATGATTCGACAATTCGCCCATTGCTTTGGCGCGGTCAATTTCGCCGAGTTTGGCTTCGAATTGTTTTGCCAATTCGGGCGACCAGACGCCTTGTTGTTCGGCGACGCTTTTAATCGCTTCTGCTTCGCCGATGAGTTTTTTCAAAATCTGACTCATTCGAGTTCCTCCGTTCGGTGCAAACGCTTGCGCGATTGCTATCCCGTTCGTTTGTATAATTCCAAACGACGCGTCAGCATTTCGATTTGTTCGGCGCGCGCGGTCGCCACCGTCGCCTTTGCGCTTTCCCGTTTCGATTTCCCTTGCGTCAACCTTTTCAGCGGCACCACTTCGTTCTGCGGCTCCGCCGGTGATGGCGTCAAACTTGCGTCCAAGCCCAACGGCCATGCTTTCACCCAAAAACTTTTGCCCACTTTTTCGCGCTCGACCAAATGCGCGGCCGTCCCGCTGGACCAACCGAGCGCGTCGAGCATCTCGTCGTACTGTTTGCGGTTATACAGCACCGCATCAATCAAAATTCCGTTTTCGTCGCGCGACAGGGTCGATGTGCCGATTTTGGTTTTGACTACAATCTCACCGCCGTCGCGCGTTTCGAGCGGTTGACGATGATGCAGCCACACCGCGCTCTTGATCGTCTCGCCCGGCGCAAACCCAAAATCGGTGTCCGCCGTAAAATAATCGCCTTCGAGGTCGGTTTGATTTGGATTGCCAAACCGCACGAGATACCCGCCGATGTGCCCGTTTTCCAGCAGCTTGATACTGCCGCCGAACGCCACCAGCGTGTCGGCCTCCGCGTCCCACGTCGCGCGCTTTTGCGTGCCGCCCATCGGCACATTCAGCGTGTCGGACAGTTCGTCGATTTCGGCATTGACAAACACGAGCAGCCAGCGCATCGCATTCACGATTTGCCCGACCTGGACCGGTTCAAAATCATCTTCAAACGCTTCGTCGGCGGCAATGACGGCGAGTTGTGCCAGCGCCTGCGCCGCGGCGGCAATGTCGTACGCTTCACCGCCCGCCATTCGCCCCGCCATTTCCATCGGTTCGTCGCCGTACACCGCTTTCAGTTCGTTCACGCGCGCCACGATCCGATTGACGTCGACCGCTTTCCCCGTCGCACATTCCGCGCCCAACGCACACGCGCCGTCATGAATCTGTTGAATCATTTTCAAGTCGTTCGCGCTGTTGCGCGCGCCCTGTTTCGTTTGTTTGCTCATGGTTTATGCAATCCCCGCCGTCATCGCGCACCGGCAGTTGATGACATTTTCCGCACTGCCGTTTGCATCGCCCGGATACATCAATTCCTCGCCGTCCACAATAAACGGCTCGTCCAGTCCCACCGTCTGCCCGTGCGCCTCGCGGTGCCAATCGCGCACCCGGTCATCTAACGTCGCCAGCCACGTTTTCGTCGAAACCACGCCGCTTTGACGCCAGCCCTCCACCGTCGAGAAATTCGACGCACTGATAATTTCCGTCCGCGCAATCGTTTCCGCACTCGAGCGAATGCGATCGCCCATCACGCTCTGCACACGTGCCGCCATTTGCGGAATGCTCTCGCCCGCCTCCATCGCCGCCGACAATTCTGCCTGCAAGCGCGTATAGGTCGTCTGGTCGATTTGCTGTGCGAAACGCTGCGCGCGCTGTTGAATGAACTTGACCGCGCGCGGGTCGTCAAGGTCAAACGCAATCCCCACGCCGCCCGCGTCCTTGGCCGCCTCTTGTCCGATTTCGAGCACCACCGCCTCGAGCAGTTTCTGATACGCGTCCGTCAATTCCGTCTCCGCGTCCACGTTCATCACATCCGCGAGATATTTCCGCAAATCAAACACCGCCGGCTGTGCGTCGCCGCTCTTGTCCGCTTTCACGCTTTTTGTATTCAGAGTATCGAGCAGCACGCGTTCCTGCGCTTTGAAATGTTTCGTCACGAGTTTTTTTAGTTTCGCCTCATGCGGCGCTGTGCGCGCGTCAAACGTTTCTAAAATCGCGCGATGCGCGTCCGAGCCGTACGCGACCGCTTTCACGCCGTCAAACTTTTTTTTTAATTCCGCTTGCTCGTGTGCATCGAGATACCGAAACACGAACGGTTTGCGATTCCCTTTGCGCGCGTGCGCCCGGTATTGTTTGCGCTCCAATGCTTTCGCCGCGTCCCGCGCGTCATTTTCCGCATCATCAGTTTCGGACGTCGTGTCGGTTTCGGTTTCCGGTTCCGGTTCATTCGCCGTCGCATTGCGGACCAATTGGTCCGCCTGTGCCGTGTCCGGTTCCGTCGCACCGCTTGCCCCGGGCCCGATCCACACCGGCGCATTGTCAATGGGATTCAGCCCCATCATCTCGCGTGCCTCATCGCGCGTAATCAAATTCAATTTCGCATCCTCGCGCGCCCGCGTGTGCCGCGCGTCCGCGTCCTCTTGCAGCGCAATCACATTCTGCAAATCAAATCCGCAGTAGCGTTTCTGCCGGTTCGCCTCGAAATAGGGCAGCAGCTGCCGGTCCACCGTCGACGCCAAAAACGTCCATTCGTTCCGCACACTGCCGTCATACCAGGCCGATTTGGCGCTCTCGTAATTGCTGTACGTCGCACGGTCGAGGCCGATTTTTGCCCCGACCAGAATCGGCTCCATGTCAAACACCTGACAAATCCGCGCTTCCTCGCGCCCGTCAATGGCGTCAAACGTCATTGAGCGAAAATCCATCTGCATCTGTTGATACTTGACGCCGTTCCCCAGCACCGCCACGTCGGACCAATTCCCCACGCCGCCGTGTCGTTCCCGCCAACGCAGGCGAATGTCCTCGGCAATCTCATCCTGCAGCTGTTGTTCGGTCGAGAGCAGCCCGTTTACCACCGCGCCGCGTTCAAAAAACACCTTCAAAAAATCCGTCGCATTGTTGTCTGTAGACATCACCCGCGCCCCCACCGCCGACGGCGCGAGCGCTTTGAGCAATGGAAAAATCGGATCGAAATACTGAAACAACAAGACGCGTTCGGCGGGAATATAAAACGGGTCGAGCCCGTACGGCTGATACCGAATCCACGCCAACGGTTTGCGGTCGCCACGGTGAAACGCGCACCAGTCCGGGCGCAGCGGGTGCAGCCCAATCGGTTCGTTCAACCGGTTTGTTTCAATTTCCCATGCGGCAAAGCCTGCGATTTTCAAATAAATTTCCGTCGCGCGCCAAAATTCTGCTTCCCCCATCCGCGTGTTCGGATTTTCCAACAATTCGCGCACACCGTGGTTCTCGATCATCTTGTCCGTGCCGGGCGTGCGCTCATAGATCGCCAGCGGCGCTTCGCTCACCGCCCCCGCCCACCGGTTGATGCAGCGATACGCGAGTTCATTTTTGCGATACCCGACCTCGGCGAGTTGATACGGGTGCGGCTGCGGATACTGCGGCGCAATTTGCTCCCAAAGCGGAAACATCAACGCCGCATTCAAATCGCCGTTGTCAATGCGTCCCGCGAGGCCGCCGGTCACCTTGCCGTCAATTGTGTCCAAATACGCCATAGAGTTTCATTTTCCAATCGCGCGGTTTGCGCTGCGCGTTCACCGGCTCGCGTTCCAAAAACACCGTCTCCAAATCCGCCAGCGACTCGTCGAACGCCATCACCCGCGCGTCCGGGCCCCACAACGCCGCCGCCGATTCTGCAACCTCGATTTGGAGCGCCGCAAAAACGCGTTTCGTCGGTTCGTGCCGCAGCCAACCGCGCCCGGGAATCCAAACGCCGTACGCGATTTTGACCGTGTTCGCCTTGACCTGTCGCGCAATTTCCTGCGCGATGAGAGTGGATAACGCATCTGTCATCATATAAAAATTTGCACGCCCGCCTCGAGCAGCAATTCCGTAAAGGCCCACACCATCGCGTCCAACCGGTCCGGGGATTTGTCCCCCGGCAGCCAATTGCACAATTGGTCCTCCAGTTGCGCAAACTGTGCGCCGACGTGATGCACTTTGCCTTGCTCATACAACGCGCTGATCGGTTCCGCACGCGCCTGTTTCGATTTCGACGCATTCACGCCTTTGAGCGGCGCCGCACTCCACACCGTACGCAGCGTGTGTTCCACCATCTCGCCGCCCTGATTCGTTTCGTAGACAATGCGGTCCGCACGATGTTTGTGATACAAATCAATCGCGACGCGTGCCCACTGGTCAGGCGTGTACCGCCCGCTCGCATCCTCCAACAAATACCCCTGCTTGTCTGCGCTGCGTCCCGCAACCACGATGCCGGTTTCGTCGCTGCCCTCGTGACTCGTCGCCGCCGGATCAATGGCCACCACGATCCGCTGCAAGGGTGGGGCCGCGTCCACGCGTAATAATTCGAGTTGACCGCGCTGCCACAATGCGCCGGGCGTATCCTCCAACAACTCCGCATTCAGTTCCTGCCGCCCGAGCCGTGTCCCCTCATATTTCGCAATAATTTGGGTAAAGAACGATTGTGCTAAATTCGCACGATTGTCATAGGTCGAACCGCGCGTGATATGCGTCGTTGGCGCTTTCAACAATTCGCGCACCACCTGCACCGGTTTCGGTGTCGTCGTCACGCACGCCTGCGGATTCTCGCCCAGCCGCAAACCAAACATCGCCATGTCCCACGTCGCTTGCGAATACTGCCACGCCGCGAGTTCGTCGCACCAATCCGCATAGCTCTGCGG